ATAGGAGCCCATTTAAGTGGTACAAACTGTGGCATTTTAGACCTGAATCTTAATTCGGGTAAATCGGTGGGAGGAGGTATCCAGACCGATTTAAGCATGAACTCGGAGGACATTACAGCCTTCTTCTTTATTCTCGCTGTTCCTGTAAAAAGAGTATGGATTATTGTTGCGACAGTGTCAATCTGGCTTTTGGTAGCCATACTAGCTTTAGCAACATAATCGGACAAATCCATGACCCCACGCAAACCTTTAGTCGATATATTCTCTGTGTCTCCTTTCGAATCATCTTCTACTAGCGTAATGCCTGCCACAACTGGAGGCCAACATCCGCCACCACCGTAGGGTATCGGGGTATGTGCCCATTGTTTTGCAGTTTGAATGCTAGAAGACATCAAGCCGGACAGGTCTTTATACATATGGTTGAGGACAGGTATTCTTGAGCCACCCCTGATCGCAACTCTAGACCAAACAGAAGGTAGTGACCTAATGCGTTCGATCTTTGGTTGGAAATCATCTGAATTTGGAGATCCTACCAATATCTTGGGTATCAATCTTGGCATGTAACCTCTCGAACCTCTTTCAGTAACAGTAAGACGTAAGAACTCATTTCTCGTATCGCTAATCCAGAACTTTGCGGGGTTGATTTCATACCCATAGGTCGTGTATAAGTAGACAAAAAGAGTAGCAGACGTTAAATTGCCGAACGACATAGCAGTATCGTCACCAGAACATACGTAGTTACAATCTATCTTGTACCCTTGCCTGTTGAGTTCTACTAAGCACATCTTGATCTGGGTAACTGATATCATGGTATCTAACAAGTACGTCCATTTCCACCCCGACAGTATTCCTTTAAGGATTGAGAACTTGTGCCTGCCTACTTTGACTTCGCCTCCGTATATGTATTTACGAACAAAAGCATGGCATAGGGTGAGTTCGGTGTGGTCACCATTGGTGTTTCGACTTTTCGCAAAACGATATATCGCGTCGACACATGAGAGGATTTGGTTCGCGGACTTGTTGTGGTCAAATTTTGATTCATCTAGCGGTATCTTTACCTTGCGACTAACCATATCTTTCATAGCTTTAAGCTGATTTTCGAAAGACATATAATTAAACATTGGGGTATGAGCAAGATCATCTTCGACGAACTCACTCAAATAAGACATGATCAGATACATAGCATCGTCCACCCCTACTACCCCACGAGCTTTGCCGAGCTCTTTTTTGATAATCAACTGATGTACCAAATCTTCAGGGTTATGGATATTTAAGAGTATTGTTACAAGTTCGGAGTCGCTAAATGTCCAAGCCAGGTTCCACTTAGTTTTAGCGAGCTTTTCGTTTGGCTTGTTGGTGCTGGCACCCGTACGCGCCCACGTCCACCTTAGGCTTAACCACTCCCCGAATGGCGGTATTTTAGAAGACGGTTTCGTTGGTTTGAACCAGCCAGCCAAAACGGATGAGAATAGGCTGTCAAA